AGTGATTAACGTGTCCGATGATATGGAAGGAAAGGTGCAGCCTTACTTGCTACAGCCATCAGGCCAGAACATAGACTCAATACGCGAGAGCATCAAAGACAAAGTTACTGCAATCAACCGCATGGCCCACATGGGCGCAGTCCGTGGTACTGAGGCAATAACTATGTCTGGCGTGGCTATGCAGACTGAGTTTCAAATGCTAAACGCCAAGCTGTCAGAGAAGGCAGACTTGCTTGAGTTGGCAGAGGAACAGATGTGGACGTTTTTCTGCAACTGGCAGGACGTTAACCCAGACGTTGAGGTGTTCTACCCTGACTCATTCGATCTGCGCGATTACGACAAAGAACTAATGTTCTTGCAGCAGATGAAGGCTTCAGGCGTTCGCTCGGTTACGTTATCTCAAGAGGTAGATAAGCAGATTGCCGATTTAGTGTTAGACGATGAGAAGCTGGCACAGTCACACCTAGAGATAGACCAAGGCACAACTACACTTGGTCAATTTGCCGTAGAGAGTGAGGGCTAGAAATGGCTGCGGTAGATGACTACTCAGAGTTCTTAGAAGAGTTGGCAGACCAGCATCAGCGTAGGTTGTCTGATGCCCTGCAAACGCTAGAGAACCGGATCACTGGGTACATACAGTCAGCGCCAGAAACAGACGGGCAGTTGTTCGACCTAGAGTGGGCAGTGAGTGCGAGAACTGAGTTACGCACAGCCATAGAGCAAGACTTCTTGGAAGAAGTGCAGGACATTCTAGGCGATTACAGGGACGTAGCAACGCGCCAGTTGGCTATGCTAAACAACTACGGGACCTTCACGGGAGTGGCGCAAGAGGCAATAGCGAGCCTTCAGCGGCTATCTTTTCAAGGCTTTGAGGCTTTGGCTAGTCAACAGCTAGATACACTTGCCACTGGTGTCTACCAATACTCACTGACCGGCGGCACGAAAGCAGAACTTATAGACAACTTGAGAGGGAGCATAAATGGAATCTATCAAGCAAGCGATCAAGAAGAAATTAACCGACTGGTTGAAATCGCTCAAGGGTCTACGGGAGCCACACAAAAGGCGGCAATTGATAAGCTGCATTCAGTCTACGCTTCTGATCGCCTCGGCAATAATCTACGGCGCTATGCGACAACTTATGCAACGGATTCGCTCAATCAATATTCGGCCTCGATAACCGCAGCAACTGCGCGAGAGCAAGGTATTGACAGCTTTGAGTATTACGGCGATGTCATACGCGACAGTCGTGAGTTTTGTAAGAAACACGTTGGCAAAACCTACACCGCTGATGAGATCACAGAAATATGGGCGGGGTCATGGGCGGGTAAGTCTCCCGGTGACCCTTTCATAGTGAGGGGCGGGTATAACTGCCGCCACCAATGGCTACCAAAAGTAGAGGGCTAAATATGAGCAAAGAATTAGACCGCGCTAGAAACCTATGCGCTAGACGACCAATACCGATAGCAATCCGTGAGCTACTTGGCCCACTGGCTGATGCGGCACCTGAAGAAGAAAAGGCAGACTTTGATGACCTGTACACGGTTGTTGATGAACTGCTCCCACTCCCCAAGAAAGGTAAGAAAAATGCCAAAGATGAACCCAAGCAAGTACGGCAAGAGCCTGAAGCAAATCAGCAAGAAGAAGAATAAGCGAAAGAAAAAATAACGGTTGACTTCTCTGTGAAGCTGCTATAATCCCCCCAACTCGAAAGAGGTGCGTTACATGAGCGACGAAATCATGGCTGAAAGCGTGGACACTGAGGCCACCGAAAATACCACTCAGGAAGTGAAGACCTTTTCACAAGAAGAACTTGACCGAATTGTTGCTGATCGTGTACAACGCGAAAAGCGCAAACTGGACAAGAAGCTAGAAGGCATTGACTTAGAAGAAGCTCGTCAACTCATGCTTGAGCGTGAACAGGCGACCATAGAACGCCAAAAAGAAAAAGGCGAGTTCGAGTCAATACTAAAGCAGACTGTTGAAAAGAAGGATATGGAAATATCGCAGTACAAGCAGCGGCTTGAAAGCACCCTCATAGATGGGTCGCTTTTATCGGCAGCTAGCAAGTACAACGCGGTTGAACCTAATCAAGTGGCTCAGTTGTTGCGTAGCAGTTTGAAACTTGCCGACGATGGTTCGGTTGAAGTTTTAGATAGCAACGGGACAGTGAGATACAACGAAAAGGCCGACCCACTCTCAGTTGATGAAGTGGTAGGTGATTTTCTAACGGCTAACCCTCATTTTGTCAGGGCCACCCCATCGGGTGCTGGGACATTAGGTAACGCTGGCGGCTCCACACAGAAGCCTCAATCTGTGGTTGATATGGTCGATAACTGGAATAACGGAGGGCGAGAAGCCTACCGCGCATTGCAGAAAAAGACTAAATAACCAATTTTTTGATTAAGGTATAAAACAATGGCTGCTACAACCAGTACAACCCTAGACGATCTATTTGCCAATATCATTGCTCAAGCTCGCTTTACCGCTGAGGAAGAGTCATTGATGCTTGGCCTTGTTACACGCTACGACATCGCAGGAAATGAAGGCAAAGTTATTCAGGTTCCTAAGTACCCAGCAATCACTGCTGCTGCTTTGACTGAAGGCACCGACATGACCAGCACAACTGTTTCAACTTCTTCTGTGGACATCACAGTTGCTGAGGTTGGCGCACAAGTAGTATTGACTGACCTTGCTGCTATGGGTTCAGGTAACCCAGCACAAGAACTTGGCACCGTGCTAGGTAACGCAATCGCTACCAAGATGGACGTTGACCTGTTGGCATTGTTCGACGGCTTCAGCACTTCTATTGGCGCTGCTGCTCAAGAGATCACTGTTGCTGACTTGTTCAAGGCTGCTGCAACTCTGCGTAACGCGAAGGCGCAAGGCGATATTTTCGCTGTCGTGCATCCGTTCCACGCTTACCAGTTGAAAGCAAACCTGACCAATACGTTTGCTAACCCAAATGGTGGTGACGCGCAAAACACTGCAATGGCTAACTCTTACGTTGGAACAATTGCTGGCGTTGACATCTACGAGTCTGCCAACATTGTTATCGACGGTAACGACGATGCCAAAGGCGCAGTATTCTCAAGAGAGGCACTGGCTATCGCTATGAAGCGTGACTTCCAGATTGAGACACAGCGTGACGCATCACTAAGAGCATTCGAGCTAAACGCTACCGCCATCTACGGTGTTGGTGAGTTAGACGACACCTACGGTGTAGAGATGTTCTTCGACGCTGCCCTTTAAGGCGGTTTGGTTGGCCCCGTTCCGGCGGGGCTGACTGTTTTTTGAGGGTTATATGGCAATTACTTACCGAGGCGAAAGGTTCGAGGGTTATAACAAGCCCAAGCGCACCAGAAATCACCCAAACAAGAGTCACGCAGTATTGGCTAAAGAGGGCGAGAAGGTTCGACTCATCCGGTTCGGGCTGCAAGGCGCTGATAACAAGCCCCCAAGAAAGGGTGAGAGTGAGGCAGACAAAGCCAAGCGTAGGTCGTTCAAAGCGAGATTCGCCAAGGACATAGCCAAAGGTCGCAAAGACAAAACAGCATCAGCCGCTTATTGGGCTGACAAGGTGAAATGGTAGATGGCATTCTCAAACGACTCAGACTTAGTTGCACTTGTTCCTGACATTCTCACGTTTGGCATAACTTCGTTTGCCAGTGAGCACGCAAAGGCACAGGCAGACCTAGAGCGCACGATTAGAAACCAGTGGTGGTACAAGAAGGGTATCGCGGGGGAAATGAACCCAGCCTACCTGACGGACTCCCAGTGGACTTATTGCAACTCATATCTGGTGTTGTGGAAGTACGCCCTCCCTCAGTTAACTAACTGGGTACAAGATGACCGCTTTCTGAACATGATCGACTTCTACAAGAATCGGTATGAAGAAGAACTGGTTGCAGTATTTAATGATGGCGTTGAGTACGACGATGACAATAGCGGTACCATAGACGATGACGAGAAGAACATTGTGTCATTTGGGCGTTTAACTAGATGAGCCTTACCCTATCGGTGAAGGTTAAGCCTAAAGATCTTGCCAAAATTTTAAAGCAAGAGAAGGCTGACATTGCTAGGGGTATAGACAAGGCTATCGGCTTAACTGCTGCCAAAGGCATGGATATCATTCTAAGCAGAACAAAGAAGGGTGTGGGCGTCAATGGCGGTTTTAAGGGCTACTCAGCCGCTTACGTCAAGTTCAGGAAGGATGTTTTAGGTAAGCAAAAACCTGACACGGTTAACCTAAACGCTACAGGCGAGATGGTTCGCAATGTGCAGTCTAGGAATAAAGACTCACGAACTGCTGAGGTTTACTTTAGTAACCGCAACGCGGCAGAAAAAGCTGCTTGGACTGATAGAATAAGACCGTGGTTTAGCTTTAATGGCGGCGAGGAAAACAGGTTGGGCAAGGTGTTTCAGCGGGAGTTGTTTAAGTGAGTGATAGAGAAAGCATTGCCGCTAATATCGTGACGCAGTTGCAGACGATAACCTCCCCCGCAGTTAAGTTGGTTACCCGCGAGCCTTTTGAGTTTGATAAGTTATCAAATGCTCAATACCCAGCTATCCTTGTAAGAACTACAAACGAGAGCAGAGAAGACGCAACAGTTGGCGGCGCAGCAACTACAAGGCTGGCAAACATAGATTATGAACTGGTCTGTTATGTCAAAACGACAGCTATAGACACAGCTAGAAACCAGATTGTTGAAGCTATAGAAGAAAAGCTCGACATAGACAGATCACGCGGCGGCTATGCACTAGATACTCAGGTAACTGGTATAGACACCGATGATGGAAGCATTGCCCCGATAGGCGGGGTTATATTAACCGTAAGGGTGGATTATGAATTCACCCGTGGCACCACTTAGAGGCATAAGGGCATGACAGCAACAAAAGGCACAACCGGCGTAATCAAAGTCGCCATTACAGGCGGCAGCGTAACAGCGATGGGCGAAGTCCGCACGTTTAGCATTTCAGACAGCGCGGACACAATTGAAACCAGCGTAATGGGGCAGACTGCTAGAACCTACGTTTCATCATTGACAAGCGCGACGATCTCAACGGAAGTCTATTGGGACGATGCAGACGCAGCCCAGTTAATTATGGACGCTTCCGCAGGTATTATATTTGAATGGCACCCCACAGGCACAGGCACTGGCGAGAAGTATTACTCAGGCGCTGCAATTGTAACCAGTAAAGAAATTAGCGCTTCTTTTGATGGTATGGTTGAAGGCTCTTTCGAAGCACAAGTAACTGGGGCCGTAACCGAAGGCACAAACTAATAGGAATCCCACATGGGTTTAGCTAAAGAATTAAGAAATCGAAGAAAAGTAACTCCGCGCAAGATAGACGTACAAGCATGGGCTGACCCAGATGGGCAGCCTTTTGCTATGTACTGTTACCCGATAACTTGCTACGACATAAATGAACTGCAAAAAAAGCACCCTAAGTTCATGGAAAACACCACTGTCGCGGCGATGATTGACTTGATAGTTATGAAAGCTACAGACGAGGGTGGAGAGCGGTTGTTTACGGCGTCAGAGGACAAGTACGACCTGATGGGTGAAGAAACCAGTGTTATTTCCGAAATCTCTGGGCAAATGTTTGCTGAGATTGAATCCGTAGAGGATCAGGAAAAAAACTAACGTCCGATCAGTTGAGGTTTAACCTAATATCCTTGGCTGATCGGCTGCACATGAGCATCGGGGAAGCCGAACAGATGCCACTCTCGGAAATGAATGAGTGGCTGGCTTTCTACAAAATAATGAGTGAGAAAGCAGATGGCTAGCAAAGACGTTAACATTACAATTAGGGCGATAGACGCGACCAAGAAAGGTTTTCGTGCCGCTACCAAAGGCCTAAAAATGGTTACTGGTGCCGCGTTGAATATGAAGACGGCTCTTGTTGGCGCTGCTGGCGTTGCTGGGATGGGCCTGCTTATTAGCAGGTCACTAGATGCCACTGATGCCCTATCTAAAACTGCCACTAGAATCGGCACCACCACCGAGTCACTCAGTCGTTTGCAATACGCGGCTAAAATTAGTGGGGTAGAAACGCAGACGCTAAACATGGCGATGCAGCGTTTCGGGCGCAGAGCATCTGAAGCGGCTGTTGGCACTGGTGAAGCAAGGGGTGCGCTGCAAGAACTGCAACTCAATGCTGCCGACTTGATAAAACTCCCCCTCGATGAGCAGATGATCAAGCTCGCTCAAGCATTTGAAGACAATATAAAGCCAATAGATCGCACTCGCATAGCCATGAAGCTATTCGACTCTGAGGGTGTGGCATTGCTGCAAATGACTCAGTTGGGTGCAGCGGGAATGCGTGAGTTGTTTAAAGAGGCAGAGACGCTTGGTGCCGTGATGTCATCAGACGCGGCTAAAGGCGTTGAAGATGCCAACGACTCAATGGCTAAACTGTTCACAATCTTCAAAGGCGTCACCGATCAAATTACAGCAGCGCTCGCCCCCGCTTTAGATAAAATCGTCACTCACCTCAAAGACTTGCTAGTTAACGCTGCCGATGCTCAAGGCGGCTTTTCTAACCTAGCAAGAGTTATGGCAGGAAACATGATTGGTGCTTTCGTTGCTGTCGCTGAAGGCGCAGAGACGATGATCAATGAAATAATAACCGGCGTTAACTTTTTGCGGCAACAGGTTATTGATTTTCAAGTCTTTACTGGAACTGGAAAGTTTGGCGCGTTGACGGCGCTGCAAGAAGAATTAGCAAGTACTGAAACCTCCCTAAAAGCATTTTACGCAATGAAGCGTGAGGTTGAAGCGAAAGCCGCAGGCGTTGGCGGAATAGTTGACCCAGAGCAAATGAAGGTTGCAGAAGATGGTCTTCTCAAAATGGCTGTAAGATTTAATGAGTTACAGGCCGAAATTCAAGCGTTGGAAGGCGCAGGGGTTTCGCTTGAAGGCTTTGGGCTTGTTGATTTAGATGAAAAATTTGGTGGGATATTAAGCAAGCTAACAACATTAAGAGAGGACTTGGCTATTCCCTTAGTTGTTGCAACACCAGACGTTCAACCTGTTGAAGATGCTACAACAACATTAGAGAATATTTTAGGGGCGTTGAATCAAGCGTTTCACAAGATACCGATAGATAGCTTCCAAAAGAAAATGGACAGCTTTGCAGAGACAACAGTTAAGAATATGAGCGCAGGCCTGATGAGCGTTGTGGAAGGCACTGCAAGCCTCAAAGACGCATTCAAGCTAATGGTTAAAAACTTAATCGCGCAGGCCATACAGTTGTTCATAATTGACAAAATAACTGGCGGCTTCATATCGTTCATGAAAAACATGACTGGTGGGGGCAAGGGACTTGGCGGTGGTGGCGGTTTAACTGGTAAAGCTATCGGTGGCCCAGTACAAGCAGGGCAGCCGTACATGGTTGGTGAGCGTGGCCCTGAAATGTTTATTCCAAGTCAGGGCGGATCTATTGCCTCCAACAAAAAAATGGGCGGGGGCGGTATTACTGTCGTTAATAACGTAGACGCTAGAGGTTCGGGCGCTGATGTCGATCAGAAAATAAAATCAGCAATGGCGCAAACTTCACAGCAGACTATAATGACTATACAAGACCTCATGCGTCGAAGAAGGTTCGCTTAATGGCTACATTCCCATTCCCTAACATTACGCCAGCGACCAATACATTTGAGTTGGTAAGTAACACTCGCACCTATCAGTCACCTTTGACTAACGCGGTTCAGACAGCATCGCGTAAAGGTTCGCTGTGGAAAGCGTCATTGCAGTTTAACAACCTATCTGGCGATGACCGAAAGGTAATGCAGGCGTTTCTGGTTAAGTTAAACGGACAGCAGCACAGGTTCACCCTACAAGACCACTCTCACACGCTCAGAGGGGCCGGTGGCGGCAATTTGGTTGTTAATGGGGCTAGTCAGTCAGGTACAACTTTAGTCTGCAACGGGGCTACTGCGAACGTTAACAACTACCTTCGTGAAGGCGATTACGTTTCTTTTAACAACGAATTGCACATGGTTGTGGCAGACACTAACTCTGATGGATCAGGCAACGTTTCTATCTCCATAGCGCCACCCATTAGAAAGTCGCCGCCTGACGATACAATAGTTGATTACACTGCGCCGGTTCAGGGCGTATTTATGCTTGCTGGCCCAGCCTCTTGGAATACCACAATAGACATTCATAGCAGCTTTAACATAGAAGCCGTCGAGGACGTTCTAGCGTGAGTCGTGGATTCCCTACAGCGGTCGCCACCGCACTAAGTGCCGGTCACGTCGTCCTAGTTACTTTTGCAAAGCTAGAATTCCCAAGCGGGACAATCTACGTTCATAACTCCATTGGTACATATAATTGGGGTGGGCAGGACTGGCTAGGCACTGGTGACTTTGGCGAGATCAGCCAGATTGAAGAAGGCGCAGACGTTAGCCCTTACAAGATCACCCTCACCCTCTCAGGTTTAGACGCAACCATCTCAGGCGCTGCGCTGAATGAAGACTATTACATGCACCCTGCGACAGTTTACCTTGGCGCTCTTGACGCTGACGATGTATTGATTGCAGACCCTACCGTTGTTTGGGAAGGGGCAATGGACCAAATGAATTTTTCCATTGGGGAAACCAGTGGTGATTCTATTCAGTTAACCGCTGAAAGTGAGCTAGCCCGATTTGACAAGTCTAGCAACAAAAAATACACCCACTCACAGCAGCAAAACGATCATTCTGGCGACTTACTGTTTGAGTTCATGGCTGACATTGAGGATGCCAAGATACGCTGGGGTGATCCGAATTCAGATGCTGTTGCGGGTGTCCCCGGCCTACCTAACATCGCCATTATCGACGTTGACCCCGGAAGAGGATAGTAATGCCTAGCGTTCAAATGGCATTAAACTCTTGGAAGCGGCGACAGTTTGAGTATGGTGATGCTGACTGCTGCCAGTTTGCAGCGTTCATAGTTAAAGAAATGACCGGCAAGGACTACATTTCTCAGTTCACTTATGACTCAGAAGAAAAAGCAAATGAGTTAATAAATAGTGAGGGTGCGCTGGTCAATTTGGTCGGCACTGTTTTGGGTGAGCCTTCTGTTGACTTAAAAGACGGCGACCCATGCGTTGTTGACCTTCCGGTAATAGGGCAAGTCTGCGGCATAAAATATCAAAGCTCAGTTGTTTGCTTAACCACCAAAGGAATGAAGCAAATCCCTGACAGTTACCTAATTCACGGATGGAGCGTATAAAGTGCCACCAGTAGTTACATTCCTTGCCGATTTAGGTGCAAAAGTAGTTCTAACGTACTTGGGCGCTTCAAGTGTTGCCACAGGCGTAGCAATCGCGGCAGGCACGTTGATCGTAGCTGCTGGGGTCTATGCTGCATCTGCCGCTATGAAGTCTTTGATGCCTGACCTTTCGATGCCTCAAGCTGACACTGATAAAACAAGACAGCAAACGGTAAGAGGAACAGTTGAGCCTCAAAAGGTAGTGTATGGGCAGGCGCTTGTGAGCGGTCCTATATTCTTCGTTGGGGTGTCTGGCGATGAAAACCGAGACTTGTACCACGGCATCGCTTTGACAGGCCATGAGTGCGAGGCAATAACTGACATCTATTTCGACAGTGAAATAATCAGCAATTCTCAAATCACGAACAATACAGTGACAAGCGGCACCTTCGGGCCGAAAGATTCTGAAACGATTTGCATGATTGAAAAAAAGCTAGGCACGGCTACTCAAGCGTCTAGCTCTCTGCTTACTAACACCTTCACGCCTTGGACTAGCGCACACCAAGGGAAGGGCGTGAGCTACATTGTCACAAAGTGGACGCTCAATGATGGCTCACAGGAAGTTTGGGATAGGCTGAAGCCGCAAAATATAAAGGCATTGGTCAAGGGCAAGAAAGACATCTACGACCCTCGGCTAGATGTTGCTGCTGGTAATTCTGCTGGCGATAACCCGACTAGCGCAACCTATCAGGCATGGTCTGATAACCCCGCCCTCTGCGTTGCTAATTTCCTCATAGACACAAAGTTTGGTCTGGGTGTTGCAGCAAGCAAGATAGATTGGGCGGATGTGGTTACTGCCGCAGATGCGTGTGATGTTTCGGTTGTAGTACCAAATAGCGGCACACAAAAGCGATTTACAGCCAACGGCGTTATATTTGCCACCGACAGCTACCGCGCAAGCCTAAACAAACTTCTGTCTTCAATGAATGGCAGCATCTTCTACTCAAACGGCAACTATCGAATCAAAGCTGGTGTCTATGAGGCACCCTCTCTCAGTTTAGATGAAGATGATTTGACTGGCCCTATAACAGTAAAAACTTCAGTTGAGAGGGGTGAGCGTTTTAATACTGTTCGCCCGATTATTATCGACCCAAATCAAAACCACAAAACTTCAGAGGTTCCACAGGTACAGTTAACCTCTGCTGTTAGCCGAGACAATAACGAAGTTATTACTAGAGACGTACAACTGTCTTTCACTAATAGCAGCTTCATGGCGCAGCGCATTGCCCACAAACAAATTCAAATGTCAGACCAGCAAAAGGTAATTAACTTCCCTGCTAACTTGTCTGCATTGAATATAGACATTGGCGACAGGGTTAGCGTCACAGTTGCAGAGCTAAATTACAGCGCCAAGGTTTTCCGCTGTGTCAATTGGGCGTTTGCTGATACTCAGGACGGCGCAGTAAACCTGACATTGGTCGAAGATGATGCAGGTAGCTATGCAGACCCCACGGCTGGTGAATACTCAACCACGACAGCAGACGGGACGATCACTCAAGGGTTCCGTGGTGTACCAGATCCACAGAATCTCAGCGCAACTGCTGGCCTCAAGAACATAGAGTTAAACTGGACCAACCCAGTAAACACTAGCAAATTCAAAGAGATAGTGATCTACGCCTCGCCTGATTCTGCTTGGTCGAATTCAGTAGAAATTGGCAGAACGCTTGGAACCCAGTTCTTCCATGATGCGTCAAACGGTGCTGACCCTATAGCAGTAGGTGATGAGAGATATTACTGGATACGGGCTGTTGCATACGGCACTGGTACTGGCTCGTTTGTTGAGTCAGACCGAAACCCAGATAATGATACCTCAACTATCTCAGCCACCGTTGGGCCGAACAATCCAGACTACTCAGATATTGTTGATAACACCGCAGCCCAAGGCGCTCCTACAGGTTTGACTCTGGTGGAAACAACTGTACTGGGCAATGACGGCTCAGTGTTGCCAGCGGTTCGGGTTTCATGGACTGCCCCCACCGTTAACACCTACGTTTCGTTCTACGAGGTTGAATTCAAGCAAACCTCTCAAAACGAAATAGACCTTGGTTTGGTAAGTGATGCTTATACTGCAACGCAAGATTATGGCTCTGTCGGTGATGCCACCACGCTTGAGTTAAATTATGGCAGTGTGAGTGAAGCAGTTGTCGGCGGGGGTGGGGTGTTCTCATCTATCAACGTCTATAGCAATAACACTGTAATCTCTGGAATGAAGGAACTAGAAGAATTTACGTTTAGAGTTCGCGCCGTAACGTTGACTGGTAAAACCTCTGGCTTCATAACTGAAACAATCACCTTGCAGGGCGATCAGACTGCACCAGCAATTCCCGGATCTATAGTTGCTACCGGCGGCATTCAGCAAATCAAGTTGGACTACGACCTGCCCTCTGATGGCGACTTGGCTTATGTCGAGATATTCGAGAACACGGTAGACAACCGCCCCGGCTCTAGTTTGATTGTTAAAACCAAGTCAGACCAGCATACAGTTACTGGGCTAGGTAATAATGTCACCAGATACTACTGGCTGCGGAGCGTTGACCGCTCAGGCAACATTTCTGGCTACAGCGCGACATTCTCAGCAACCACTCAGAAGGTTGTATTAGATGACCTCGCGCAGTCGGTGCTTGATGAGTTCGCGGCGGGTGATGCTTTTGGCATCGAGCCTGTTAGCACTCTCTCTGGTGTAACTGGTTCGCACGTTGGGCAGATTAAGTTCTTGACTACAACCAGCACGCTATATGTCTGGAATGGCAGTGCATGGACTACAGAACTATTCACAGCCTCAAATGTTGATCCCGGCTCTATTACTGCGGCCTCATTTGCCTCTGGTGTGGAGCCTATATCGGCGGTTACAACACTCCCATCACCCACTGGGTATACTGGGCCTAACATTGTCTTTTTAACCTCAGACAAGAAGTTATACCGCTACGATTCGACGGTGCCAGAGTTTACAACGCTGGTCAAAACTACCGACATCAGTGGCACTCTAGGCGACAACTTATTTAGCGACACTCTGCGCCCTGTTGAGCGTGTTACTGCACTGCCAACAACGAATTTATCAACTGGTCGAGTGGTAATGCTGACCACTGACAGCAAGCTATATAGATACAGCGGCACAAGCTGGACTTCTTCAATTGCTGCGGCGGATTTATCTGACCAAGTAAACCTAGCAACTCAGGTATTCGGGCAAGTGCAAGCGGCAAGCCTAACAGCGGGCCAGATAACCAGTTCATCTATTCAAACGGGTGCGGTGGTTGCTGACAAGATTGCGGCGGGTTCTATAAGTGCGGTCAAGCTGGCTGCTGATTCGGTGACGGCAAATGCCATCGCTGCAAATTCAGTAGCAGCCTCTGAGGTCGTTGCTAATAGTTTGACCAGCACAGAGTTGAACACCTCGCAGATTTTTGCTGATTCTGCGGTTATCGGAGCCATACAAAGTTCATCAATTACCACTGCCGCAGTCGTGGCTGCCATTGGTAACTTTGAGTTTATTCAGTCTGATAACATTCAGTCCAACGCGATTACAGCCGGTAAACTAGCCGCGTCTAATGTGGTCACTAACTCAGCGCAGATCAGTGATGGCATAATAACAAACGCCAAGATAGGCAGCGTGATTCAATCTAGCAACTATTCTGCTGGGTCTGCTGGCTGGATAATTAACAAGAACGGCAGCGCAGAATTTAACGGCGTGGTTGTTAGCCGAGACTTGATTGTAGCTACTGGAAGCCAAACGCTATCTGGCAGAAGTGGCCTGTTTAACAATGACATTACCACCCTCGAAACTATCTATATTGAGGGGGTGTATCCTGCTGGATTCACAGCATGGGGCGGCGCTAACTCCACGCTTTTATGTAACGTAGAAATCACTGGCAGTTGGTCTACCTTTGTTGGTTCTGAAGGCACCGCAATGATTGGGCCGGTTGCTACAGTTATGCCGTTGACTAAGTTCTCAGGCACTCAAGGCTTTACATTGAAGATCGAAATAGTGGGTAGAAAGGTATCAGGCTGGGGCAGCCCTAGTGACTTCGGCATAGCATGGAAGCTTTATAAGGTAACCTAATGACACTGATTGATGGCTACGAGAACGACAGCGGTGTATTTTTGAGATATACCGAAACGCAAGATGACCAAGTGGTCATGGATATAAAACACTACGCGCCAGACGCTGAAGACTTCGCGTGGGCATTAGAACAGCTTAGAAACATAGAGGCATAAGATGGCTACTCAACTACAAATTAGGCGCGGCACCACCTCGCAAATGAATGCCTTCACAGGCGCAGAGGGTGAGCTAGCTGTTAACACAACCACTGACACAGTGCACGTCCACGATGGCTCTACTGCTGGTGGCTTCGCATTAGCTAAGGCTGATGGGTCAAACATTGGAACCTATGCAGGGTCGTTTACAACGCTGGCGGCGAGTGGTGCTACGACACTCAGTTCGACTTTAGCAGTTACTGGGCAGACAATTATTAGCTCTGACGCATTGGTTAGCACTCCTTCAACATATTACGATGATATTGTTGTTCAAAATAGCGCATCAGGAACAGGCGCAGGAATGACAGTTCTTGTAAACGCCACGAACGGGTTTGGCGGCGTAAAGTTTGGGGATAGCACAAATTCAAACCAGTTTGGTATAGGTTTTGACGCGAATGCAAATTCTGGATTTTTAGACGTTTCAGGGGCACAGGCTTTAACTGTAACCTCTAATCGCTCCGTGGGTATTGGTAGTATTTTGCCTGATAGTTTATTGCACGTTTCTGGAGTAGCCAACCTGCGCATTGCGTACAACGGCACTTCTGCAAATTACATGGACGCAGATACAAATATTTTTCGGTCAGGCAATGGCTTAGAACGTATGCGCATTGATGGGGCGACAGGAAGCGTGGGTATTGGTGCTAGTAACCCAAGCGCAGGCGCGGTTGGTGGAAAGGTTCTTCACGTTCAGAATAGCGGAGCAACAGCGTCTGTCAGG